GACACACGTCTTTGACAATACTCCGACAGATGTGGATCAGTAGGTTCTGGTTGTACACCATCAAAGATATCTGCATTAGCTAAGTCAAACGCATCTCTTTCAAACTCCATAGGTCCATACATTTTAGCCACACTACTTAAATCATTTCGCAGTTCATTGATAGTATGTTCACTAATAACTTTTTGTCTAAGATCTTGTGGTATCTTTTCCCCTTCATAAAACACAGGTATGATTCTAGATAATAAACCTTGTGACTTAGCATCTTCTGGTAAGTTATCTACAAACTGTGTAGGCGTAGCACAAGCTATCCAATTTAAACACGGACCTTGTATTATATATTCACCAGCAGTTTTTGTTTTGTGACTGTAAGAATCTTTAGCATCCCACATGTCTGTTAAAAACATTTGTAAGTATCTTTCGTTACGACCCATGAATGTACCGAACTCAGATGTAACTAAAGTTAAAGATGAATCAAAGAACTGTTCTTGTCGTGGGTTACTCAAACGTAAATCCAAACGCGTGATCTTTGTCATATCAACCGCTAATTTTTCTGGAGTAATTCTATCTTGAATTAAATACAAAGGATAGTTTCTTAAACCATACTGGTCTAAGCCAGAGTTAAAAGTTGAATCATCTTCTGTCGTGCCAACAGGTGTAGTTAACCTGTTAAATACTTTAGAGAAAGGTATTATTAAACTTACTGATTTATTACGACCAGGACTAGCTATTAATATAACAAATAGATTAGACCCAATATTATAATTAGGCATAGGAAACCAAACTCTTCGACCGAGTGCTCCTGCGATTGAAGATAAAGCAGTCCACCTAGCAAAAGGCTTAGGGATAGGACTATCTTTGATCGCATCAACAGCTGCCTTTACATAATCTGTATAATTTCTTGCCATTATTCATTGCGTAGAAATTGAACGTTTTCTTTAGGTATATGCACTAGCTTAACCACCTTGGATTTAGTTTCAATCCACACATTGCCGTCTTTATTTCTTATTTTAGAAGGTCCTTCTATCTCTGCCTCATTGCACTTAGTAGTACGGTCTCCTTCTGTTACTAAAATACTTCCGTCTTCAACATATATTTTTCTTATCTCTTCCATTCTTCCATATCCTTCCATGTATTACCAACCTCAACTGAGGAAGGGATAATCATTTGTTTACCTTTAATATCTAAAGGATTTTTCATTTGCTCCAAAACCTTAGGCATAAGTTCATCAACTCTATCCTTGTGGCATTGTCCAAGTATGGCATCATGTACTTGACCTAATATCTGTACATCTTTTACATTGCTCCATACATTATATAAACCTAAATTTAATAAGTCACCGATAGTAGATTGAGGTACATAAGCAATAGCTTGTCTCAATGTAGAGTTATCATTTAATCTATCCCAAAATTGTCGGCGCCTACCAAGTGGTGTGATCAAACATCCTGTTTGTTTTAATTCATTTGATACATCAGTGTGCCACTTTCTTATTCCAGGAAATGCTCCCGTCACCTTTATTAAATTACCAACTTGTTCTCCTGTGTCTATCAACTCTTGAAATCCCCCTTCTCTATCTTGGGTGTGCCATCTTTGTAAAGAAGCTAATGGTACCACACCTCCATAATAAAGCAACTGAAATCTTGTCGCATGTGAAACTTTTATTTTTAAATGTTTAGCTAATGCATGAGCCGACATGCCATAGTTAGTACCATGACCTGCTCGTTTACACATATCACGATAAGTGAAGTGAAGATAGTAAGGTTTGTTTGCTAACTCTTTGTTCTGCTTTGGGTCATCAGACCATCCTAAGTTTGGCCAAACCATTTTAACAACTTCCGTATGTAAGTCTGTACTCTCGCATGCATTTATATAACCTTCATCACCTGCAATATAAGCAGTAACTCTAGACTCCGCTTGTTCTAAATCCGCATAGAACATTAACATGTCTTTGTCTGGAATAAATATAGAACGTAATTCCTTTGTAACATTTTGCAAGTTAGTCCCTGTTCGCCATGGACTTTCAGAAGAAGACCAACGGCCTGTCTCTGTGCCTGCTACATTATATGAACATCTAATCCTGCCATCTTTATCACGCGTTGAATCTAAAACAGAAAGCTGTTTAGTTATATCACGTAGTGCAAGTATAGTGTGAGCAAAAGGTTTTGCTCTTGGGTAAAATTCCCCAAGCTGTTCTAATGCGGCGCGGTCAGTGGATATCTTTGACTTGCCCCCTTTGTATGACACAACAGGTGGTAAGCTTAAGTCTTCATATAAAATTTTCTTAAGTTGTACAGGACTATTATGATTTAAGTCTTTGCCCCATACCCCTTGCGCAAAAAGATTAAGCATGCGTTCTAGTCTTACTCTACGACTACGCAATACTTCTTTCTTTTCTTTTACTTTATCCTCATCAACCCTAAGACCACGCAACATCATTTCCATTGCAGGTTGTAAACTATCTAGTTCAAATAGATAAACTTTTTTAGTAAGCCCATCAAATTCTTTATGTATCTTAGACCATATCTCTTGAGTTAAGGTACAATCAAGTGCACAATATGTCCAAAGCAATTCGTCTTTGGATAAATCTAACTCACTTATCTCTGTGTTCTTTACTATTCTCAACGATCTCTCCTGCGATTGCGGAATATCCTACCATGTCTACATAAGTATCTGCTGTAGGATTTCCAGATTTTGTTCTTGCTATTTTTAATAACAACATTAATATAGCAACGTCATGTGCATTAATATCATAGCCCAAATAAGCTGACCACAATTTTGCAATGTTATCATGGTTAGTTTTCTTATCTCCGTACTCAAGATGTCTCTTTCCAACTAAGATTTTTGCGGCTGTTTTTAAATTTTCGTTTATCTTTATTACCATTTGTCCTCTCTACTAATTCCAATAATTCTCGTCTTGTTCTGGCGGCATCCAAGTCAGCTAAGTCACACACCATTTCAAAATTATCTTCGTCTTCTTTAAACCACTCCCATGCATTGAGATGTGCTTTCTTATCTTCTTTACCGTTGCCCTCATATATAAGGTCTTGCAACAGTTGGTCTAAGGTAGCACGCCATACCCTGACATGCGCTTCAACCTCACCCCATCTTTCGTCAACAGCTTTAGCTGTAAAAAAATGTGGGCGCTTCACTACTCATCAGCTTTTGTGCTCTTAGAGAACTTGGCTAATGTTTTCCATGCACTTTCATTAGTGTATATGGAGCCCAGAAAACCTAAACCTTTTTCCATTTCTGGTTGCAATGCATGTTGGGCATGCATAGTATCATGTATCAAACCTTTAACAATTATATTTTGTTTATAGTTTAACCATGACACATCATACATTTGATTCTGTGCAACCTTAACTAGATTTGTGTCTTCCAATAAATCTTTAACCCATGTCCACGCTTTCGCTTCCTCATCACGTGACCAATAGTTATATTTAAATGGTACCACAATGGCATGATTTAAAGAGGGGGCAAATCCAATACACGTTATCTGCCCTCCCGCTGTTTCTATGTCGAAAGCTAATGGTTGTTCTGCATTGTTTCTACGTATGTATTCTGATTCAAATGCATACAAGTCATCCAGCTTGGGTGAAATCCATAACTCTCTGTTAGTATAATTAATATGTTTAAACTCTGATTCGCGTTGTGCTTTTTTAAAATCAGAAAACACATGCGCTCTAAAGCCATAGTTTCTAACTATAGCAGAAGGATTATAAGAAGGTACAACTTTATATTGTCTATTAAATTGTTCAGCAGATGTAGGTATAACTGCTCCTCTATATACTCCGACCTTATCAAATCCTGTGAGTGCCCATAATGAGACTCCCCCCATTGTTATAATAACATTAGGGTTAGCCTCATTGAGCTCATTGTACAAACGTTGTAAGTCTTGCTCCATCTCCTGCTTGAGGTAGCCATAGGTGGTAATTGGATAGGGAGAACGCCACTCACTGTCTTTGCACAAAGCTTTATATTCAGAACGTTTGTGAAAAAAATTTTGGGGATTGTCTTGTGCAGGTTTTAATTGTATGGTGTGGGTGAGCATGCAATCTTCTATTTGTATCCCTGCTAGTCTACAAATCTTATTGATGATAAAATCTCCTGCAAGTATTTTATTTAAACGAACTTCATTAGAGTTGGGATAGTCCATAACGATGGCTATCTTTGCACCTTCTTTAAGTTGAGAGGGTACTCGTTTGTTTACAGCATACTCACCCATTGTTATACTACTTGTTGTTTAAGATTCTGCTTACAGAAGCTTGTAGTATATCTTTGTTACGTCCAACCATCGCGTGTTTAACTATACCACTAAACGATTGTCCGATAGATTGTTCAAGCATTTCACCGAACGAGTTGCCACTCATACCGAGTGTCTTCGTTAGGAAAGCTTTAAGTGAAATCACAGGGTTACCCTGTCTCAGTGCTTTTTTGGTTGCCCAAAATTCTAACCTTGTGCCGTCACAGTTTTCTAAATCTGCATCAGTAATGTCAGATTCTAAAACCGCTTGTGCCTTACAGTTCATTCGCACGATTTCGTTTTGGTTCTCACCGACTTTATCCGTACGATAGGATGTAATAACAAAGTCGTAGCTACCCTCTGGTAGTGTAATCGACTCTGGTATATCCTCTGGATTCATCGATAAGAAATCATTTACATCAGCCATTATTTACCTCCTTGATTGATGTTAATTACATTATCCTTCTTGGATAATTTTCGTTGAGCATTCTTTTGAATAGCTTCAAATAACTTCGCAAGATCTAAGTCTATGTTAGGCTCTATTAATTTAGGTGCCGTAACTTTTAAATCCATGCGATGATCTGATACTGTTCTGAGAGTTCGCTCAGTACCTTTACTAGAACTTCTAGTATCTACTCGGCATACGCAGTTAAAATATCTACCTAATTTAGTAGATAGTTTAGAGCCGACACTAGTTGGGTATGCTTTAGACACGCCCAAGTCTCCTTCCATATATTGCATATGTGTTGTGACTACCACATTACACGGAACCTCTGATCCTGTTATATATTGGATGATGTGTTGTACATCACGCGCCGCAGTTCCCCATTCGGGTTGACTTGCTTGGTCGGTTGGCTTCTTGTTATTGAATACAAGTGCCCCCCTTAAAGCAGCTTCACCCATTAGAGTTAAACTGTCTATCACGAGCACATCTTTCGATGTCCATTTATTAACAGGACCTAAGTCTTCTTCCTCATCTTTCCAGTTGGAGATGAGGTTTACTCCCCTACGAAAAGCATCAGCTTTACCGATGGGGTCTTTCAAAGTGACGTAACTCACTCTATCTACTGCGTCTGCCGTCAAAAATTCTGGAAGGATAGCCAAGCCGTCATCGTAATCCAAGATACGTAAGTTGTATCCTGCATTTGCGAGTTGAGCTAATGAAGCCGTCTTACCAGAACCACTGTCGCCTACCAATAGTAGCTTGGTCACATCAGTTGATTGATGATTTTTAATACTTGCCATATTTGTCTCCTATAATTTTGTAATAATAGCATGAATAAAATAAAAGTCAATAGTTATTTTTTCCTTCTGAATATATTTTCTGCATGTATTACATTGTCCACCACTAAATCAGCATGAGGTTCTCTTACAAAATCCTCTTCCAATATTACAGCCCTGTGGTTTGGGGCTTCGCCACATACTTCCCTGTACTTACAACCACCATAGTTCCCACATGATGTAAAGTTTGCAGGGTACCAATGGTTGTCAGCATAAGCATCCGCCAAAGATATATGGTACATTGCATCGGCATACCATTCATCAATAGATTCTTTAGTTACATTAAATATACTTCTATTAAATCTACAAAAATGTACACCTGTTTGTACTGCATCAATAACAAAACCTGCTATGTCTAAACCTAATACAAATCTCGCCGCCCATATGTATGCATAAATCTGATTGCTCGGTTGAAAGTTTCTAAAATATAAATCAGTTAGTGAAGTCTTAGTTGTTTTGGTATCACACAGATACAAACGATTATCTAACTGTACTATCTTATCTATTCTTCCAGAGAACCTATGTCCTCTATCTCCGAAGGGTACTTCAAATCTTTTCTCTAGACAGGGGGCACCATTTGGCATGGTCGCAATTTTTAAATTGTCTTCCCAAAATTCTTCTGCTCTCCAAACGATTGCCCGCATTGCCGCTTCCAATCCTCGTGCCTTATCTTCTGCATTAACTAAGTCTGGTCCGTAATCTTTTAGTATAAGTTTCAATGCATTACGCACTGCTTCCTTTTTAGTTTTACCTTCATGTTTATATGTGTCCAATACTTCAAAGCCGTCATGAACTGCCGACCCAAATCCTGTGACAGGGGCATAAAGTTTTTGTTTGTACCCCCAAAGATTAGATAAATTATATAGTCGTGGGCAAGCCGCGAATGATGACAGACTTGACGCGTCCCAGATAAGTTGTCTAGGTGTGTCGTCTTTCATTATATACTTCTTTAATTTTTCTGGCTGTTCCATTTCTTTCATTAGAATAACTCCTTCATTGCCATTACTACTACAGCAAAAGCTATTAAATAAACTGCAAGAAGTCCCCATGACTTTGCATGATACTCCATCAAACCCCATTGTCTTTTTTCCTCTAAGCGTTTGGCTTGAACTTCTTTTCTTAGTTCTTTCATTCGTGCCATACGCCAGGACTTTGGTGCTTCTTTAGGATAAGGGTGGTACTTGCCTATGAAATCTATTTTATCTTTCTCTTTAAACATCGCCCACCAACACATCTAATATATTATCTCCTGCCTTTTCTGGTGTCTTAACCTTAGCAGATTTGCCAGTAATTCTTTTACCTGCTTTCTCTGCCGACCTTATGTTTTCTCTAGTCTTTTGCAGATAAGATATGATGGTGTTAATATCCTCATCATTCTCTGCCAATTCAATAGGGTCTTTGTCCAACAGTTCTGTTGGTATAACTAATTCCTCTACTGTATCTTCTTCTTTTTTCTTGGGCATATCACCTCACTTGTTATACATTATTAAAGCTATACCTACCATAAGTATAACTAATATCATTAAGCCATAATCTTGAAACCAATTCATGCGTTTCCTTCCTTCCAACATCTTATCAATTTTGGTACGCAATTTTTCTTTTAATTCTTTAGACCATATCATCATATGTTCATCAAAATTCCTACTAAAAATATAGCAAATGCTATTGAGTTAATAAATATCATAGCTCTATCGTGCCACAAATATCCAACTAACAACCAACCAAATACTCCTGCCGCATGGAAGAATAAATTTAATGGGGTAAACTCAACTGCAGTTAATACCATACCTATCAGCAATATAAAACTGCTGGTCCATTTTATATACCAACTTAAATCATAGGTTGGTGTTATCTTTTTAATCGGGGTCTGTTCCACCATAACTCCCGTGTATATCTACATCAATAGTATCCTCATGTTTATCTGCATCATGGGGTTTGATAGGTTCAACTGCCAAAACTGTGGCATCAGGTATTGTTATTAAGGTACGAGTAAACTCATTGGACACATAAGTCCTTGAAGTTTTATCAAACTTTAAATCACCTGTTATAATTTTCTTCGCGGCTTCATCCTTATCTTTAGCCATGACTTCCCAATGTTCTGTAAAACAATGAGAGGTAGTCACATCAAATTTTTTCATTGTCTTTACCTTTCATATATTTTTTGTGTGGTTTATAGTGTCTATGATAATCTACCTCATGTAGTTTATTCATTGCCCACACTCTTGCTTTGCCAGAAAATACTTCTATCCAAGCAAGTATTTTAAATAAAAATAAATATAATTTTTTCATCACACACTCCTGTATTATATATTATTGTCGACATAATGTCAACAAGAAATTAATGTATTGTTTTCTTTGGCTTGGTTGTACTGTATTGCCAATCGTCAAAAGCATTTGGCTGTTGTCCTTCTTCAACCATAGATTGTAAATCTTTTTCAATCATCTGACCAAAGGTTGCCAAGTTATCCATGATGTTAGCGAACACTCTTATTGTATAATAAGTTCCACCTTGTATCATAGACATTCGCAATCCTAATTCTATAAGGGATGAAGTTATTATTTCTAATGGATACTTATCACTCATATTTGCTAAAGGTTTTCGCATTTCCTCTATACATTCTTTAAACATTTCGTCTCTCTTTTGTTTCTCGTTCATAGTTTTTCTCCTTTCTCGGTAGTTAAAGTTAAAGGTTTTATTTCTAAAGATGATGTGATAGTCACCCCATTACCTGTGTCGGTAATAACAAGGTGGCTATACTTGTGTTCATCTACATCTTCTTTATGTTTCATCTGTACAGCAAAGGCACGAATGTATCTATACAATTTCATTCGCAATGCGAATGGTTTATCATGCTCAACAAACACAGATGGCATATCTGCATCGCTATTATCTAGATGTTCTACGGCTTTTTCCAAAGCGTTCGAAATATCTGTCGACTGCAATAGGTTGTAAGTCTTCGG